TTAATAAAGTAGATCGCACTAAAACACTATTTATGGCTAATCCTAACGAAAATAAGTACGTTGTTATATATATTAAATAAAGTTCCCTAATATTTATACACATAAACATATCAAAAATAATACAACGAATATTAACGAAGTACGCAAAGCAATCCGTCAAGTAATTGCTGAAGAAATGAAAAAAAATAATTTTCTTTTTTAGTATGAGTACACCAGACATACAAAGACTAATGAAATTAGCCGGGTTAATTAAGGAGGAAGAAGAGTTTAACCCCTTTGAAGACTTTACTACAACCTTAGAACAACATAAAGACTTTTTGTTAAATCTCCTGGCGGTGGCTTATGCAGAAAAAAAAGTAGTTAATACTACCGTTACAGCAATGCGGAGAGTAAATGACCCAAGAAAAGATAACCCAGAGTCTTGGGATAAGGATATAGTAAACATATGTGGAGGTATAATATTTCGGGGTGAAGGAGAAATAGAGGGGTATGATATACCTGCTGTGCTTGCTGATGTTGATGAGACCGAGCTAAAGGAGTTTCTTTTTAAGCTTTTAAATCAGAATAAAGACTGGGTTATAAGCTACGGTGAGCAGTTGTATAATACAAGAATTAGTTATTTGAAGAAATAGTTCTATTCTCTAATACTATTTATATACATGATATTCCGCCGCGATCAACACCGTTTAATGAAGAATGCTGGTCTTCTAAAAGAAGAGGAAGAATTTAATCCTTTTGAAGTGGATAATAGAATTATACTAAAGTCTGGACGGGTGGCTATTGACCCTAAGACAGACGAGGTATACTATATTGATAATCGAGGTAATATTAAAGATGATGTATGGGGTACTGTGGATGATCTATGTGATATATCTAATGACCCGGGAGTTTTTTTATCTTTTTTAAATAGAGATGATTATAGCACGTTTGCAGATTATTTAATTAAGACCAGAAGATCCTATTACCTAAAAGATGGTGGAAATGAGGATGAAGGGGAGTTTGATATGGCAGATCTTGATTTAGAAGGTTTGAGAGAAGAAGAGGAGTTTAACCCTTTTGAAGAAAAGAAAGTATCTGACTACGATGATATTATTATAGATAGTATTAGGTCTGCTGCTGAAGAGAGGTATCCTTTCATGCATCGACCTCGGTATGCGGATCTTCCTGTTGAAGATCTTGCCTACATAGTTATACACATGCTTTCTACTTTGGGAGAACCTGATACTGTTGTATATGAGGAATTAGTGAATAACTTTGATTCTGATGAAGTCCTTAACCGTATTGATCAACTTATTGATCGCAATCCTGAACTTGTAAATGAACAAGAGGAGTTTAATCCTTTTGAGGTAGAGAAGGGGTTACATGATATAGAGTTTACAGTACAGGATATGGAAGAATATAAGGAAGGTGATGAGGGAGATTATTTCGTTACATTTACTGATCCTGAAGCTGATAATTTATTATATTATGCTATTTACAATATTTTTAATGAACGTATTTCTCGCGTCTCTGTTGATGAACGAGATAGTTTTGATATGGAATATCTTGATAGGGAAGACCTTTCTCTTTTGAATAGCAATAACTTTCTCAAATCAGACATTCAAGATAGGTTTTTTCATGAGTTTTTATCAGAAACCGCAAGAAAGCATAACAATCACGGTAAAGAAGTGGATCCAGAAACTAATCAAGTAGATATTGAACACTTCAATGCTACTATGGCTACCGAAGATATAGAAGTTAACTTATATCCAGGAGATAAAGGAGTAGACGTATTTGGAGATGAGTATTTAGATAAAGAATCTGCTATACAAATTTCTTTAAACGATTTAGTTGCAAATGAACCATTAAAAGCCAAACTAAAAGATAAGGAGGATATTAAATCTCTTATTAAAGCTTACAAAAGTAATAAGAAAGTGAATCCTATTTTAGTTAGACAGCTAGATGATAAGTATCAAATACTAGACGGTCACCATAGGTTTCTAGCAGCTAAAGCAGCAGGGTTAGATTCTCTTAATGCTATAGTAATTCCAGAAAAGAGTATAACAAAAGTAGATGACGAACACTTTAATGCTACTATGGCTACTGAAGATGTAGAAGAATTTAATCCATTTGAGACAGAAAAAACTCTTGATCAAGTAACTCTTAGAAATGAGGGAATGCATTACATTGGAGATGATACCTGGAGAGTTTACCTTAGTTGTGAGGATTGTACAGAGGATAGAGATTTTATTGCATTCTTTGATAGTCATGAAATGGGGTGGGTTGGTGGTTCTGAATTAGGTAATGATGGTAAACCTCGCTTTCCTCTCAATAAAGAACAGTTAGCTGAACTTACTAGAAATGAAATAACTGATAAGATTGAAGACTATTGTTATCAATCTAATATAAGTGGAGAAAGGTTGAGAGAGGATGAAGAATTTAATCCTTTTGAAGAGAGAGAATTCAAAGAAGATGAGTGTTTAGTTATTCAATATAGAGCAAGTCGTGCTAGAACTTTAGATCCTGATACCGGAAGAGGAGTATCGGAATATAAAATTGAAGAGTTTAAAAAAATAAAAGGAGACCCTCAACTTGAAGCTGAATCACTCTACCAGCAACTGGAAGAAGACCTTTACGCAGATGAAGGCAGTGATGCAGATCCGAATGTTAATTTTTCCATGTATGAGGAGGCACCTGAATATGTTGAAGTAGTAGACCACTCTTACGTAAACGGAAGCATGCACTGGTTGTTTATTGGTCCAGATTACGACGAAGCGGATGAGCTTCACAAAATGCTTAAATCTGGAGAGAAGAAAAAATGGAATGATCTAAGACCATATCTTCTCTAAAAGTTGCTTCTATCCCACTTTACACAGACATTTAAAAAATATTATATGAATTTTATCGAGGATTACAATCAGGCTATCTCCTATAGTCCTGCTCTTGGTGACTTTGTGATAGCCGTTGCTTTAGATAACGTTAGCCATAGTAAAAGGCTTATAGATACAAGAGGACAGGATGCATTTAAAGAATTAACTTTTGAAAGAGCAGAGGAGATGCTAGGGTTTTATAATGGACTTCTAGACATTCTTATACAAGAAGAAATGTATGAACAATGTAGTGATACTAAGTATGTTATAGAAATTTTAGAAAAAAATCTAAACTTTTTTCCAAAAGAAGTTGGAACATAACGAAAAAAAAGTGAAAATATTTTATATTTTAAATATTAAAAATAAATTGATTGAGAGAGAAAGTGAAAGAAAGAAGATAAAATGAAATAAAAAAATATAAAGATTATAAAATAACCAACTTCGAAGTGTATTAACATCTATAGTAAATAAATGGAAATAAATTTGTATTTTTTAAGCTATTGTGAACATTGTAATAATTTAATAAAAAGCTTAAAAGAAGAAGGTGTAAAGTTTAATGCTTATGATGCTGATGACTATCTAGATGAGAGTCACGCATTAGAGCAGTTGCTAGATACTGAGACTTACCCGATAGTAGAAGTAAGAAAAAATAACAATGTAATTTATTTTGTAGGTGACGATATTAAGCCTACAAGCATAAACAATTTCACTTTTGTTTACCCATATGAAACAACCCAGCATTTAATTTTTGAAATTAAAAAATTTATAAAATGAGAAATAAATTAGTAGTAATCCGACAGTTAGAAAAAGTAGATAACCAGCTTAATCAACTTTCTTCTATCTTAAGAGCTGGAGGAGAATATGTAGTTATGAATTATAATGATAAACTAAAAGACATTAAGGAAACGTTGGCAAACATCCAGACTCTCATAAATAACGAGTCAGAAAATTTTCAATAAATAATAGTTATGTTACAAGCAGAACAAATTCAAAGCAATTTAGCAAAGTTTTATAAGAATATTGAATTACACATCTCAGAACCAAGAGCAACCAAATTACTGGGGCTATATCAGTCTCAGGAAGATATTTTAGTAATTGCTCCCGCTTCTTCCAGAGCAGCTTATCATAATTCCTTTCCAGGAGGTTATGTAGACCACATAAACAGGGTAGTAGAAGCTTCCTTAAATTTACTAGAGGTGTGGGAAAAGATGGGTGGAACTATTAACTTTACAAAAGAAGAGTTAGTGTTTGCAGCCATTAATCATGATTTAGGAAAGTTGGGAATGTTTGGAAAACCTAGATATGTACCCAACGATTCTGAATGGCATGTAAAAAATCAAGGGGCTAACTATAAACCAAACACAGAGCTTCCTTTTTTACCCGTACAAGACAACTCACTTTTTATTTTGCAAAATGAAGGCATACAAATTTCAGTTAATGAATTTATAGGAATTAAAATTCACGACGGGCTTTATGATGATGCAAACAAAGCATTTTTGATTTCAGGTAATAGTGAATCAAAGCTTAGAACTTCTCTACCTCTAATTTTACACCAAGCCGATCTTCTTGCCTCAAGAGTAGAGTGGGAGAATGAGTGGTTACAGAAAGTAGGAGTTAAATCTGGAGTAAATAAACCTAAAACAATATCTAAACCAGCAGCACAAGCAGAAGCAATGAAGAGAGTAAGCTCAAATAATCCTGCTTTATTGAATGCTTTAAAAAATATTTAGTATGGTAGTTTTAATAATTATTTTAAGTATATTAGTTATACTAATGAGTTATGTTATTTGGAATCTAACAAACAAAAACATTAAGTTAGAAGAATTGGTATTTAATAGAGATAATATTTTAATTGAAATGTCTAAACTAATTAGTACTTCTGATAAGAGAATTAAGGATTTAGATACGTTAGGCGCATTTGAATCTGACGATGAAATTGGTTTCTTTTTTAACACAGTGAAAGCTATACAAGCTGAATTGAATAAGTTTAAAATATGATGAGTGAACTAGAGAAAACTTTGACTTCTGATAGTGAAGTTCTGCTTACACAGAAAGGAACAGTTAGAAAGAGAAAGCCAAGGCAAAAAATATATTATTTTACACCAGACACAGAAACTGCTATTCTAGAGTATGTAGCTTCTTTAGATCAGGATGAGAGAAACAGAATTTATAATTCTAGAATTCAACATGCTTTCTTCAAACTAACAGAAAACATAATTCACACATTTAAGTTCTATTATACCGAAGTAGATAGTATTCAAGAATTGCAACATGAAGTAACTTGTTTTCTTTTAGAAAAGCTTTCTAAGTATGATCAAGCAAAAGGAAAAGCTTATTCCTATTTTGGAACTATTGCTAAAAGATACTTGATTATATACAATAATAATAACTATAAAAAATTAAAAAATAAAGCTACTCTAGAGGATGTAGATACAGATAAAACTATTCTAGCCGATATAACATCTGAGCATTCCGAAGCTTCCTATGTAAGCAAGTTTATAGATATTTTCGTTAGGTATGTTGATTCAAAAATGTTTGAACTTTTCTGTAAAGAAAAAGAAGCAAAAGTAGCCGATGCAGTACTGGAGTTATTTAAAAATAGAGGGTCTTTAGATATTCTTTCTAAAAAAGCAATCTATATATACATTAGGGAAATAACTGATGTACCTACCCCCATTGTTACTAGGGTTATTAAAAAAATGAAGAGTATATATAAAGAAAGACTTAGTTTATATCTAGAAAAAGGAGAATACGAGTTAGAAAAATAGTTTAATTCTATTTATATAAAACCGTTTTATGGAATTAAACGACGAAATATTTGAAGGAAAAAGTTGGAGTTCCTTAATGAAGGATATCTATACCAATCAAAAATCTAAAGAAAAACAACTCAAAGAACTTATTCTTCAGTTGAAAGATATGATAAATGAACCGGGAGAGGCTATTATGATAGTACCTCTTATTCAAGGTTATATGGAAGTAGCAGTTAAGAACGATGAAGCTTTAATTAAAATGGCTTCTATTATTCAAAAAGCTATGGATAGAAAAGCTAATGCTGGTGATGACAGTGGGGAACTTCTAACAGAGAAAGAAAGAGAGCAGTTATTTGCAGAAATTAAAGGTGTAAATATTCCTCAACTACCTTCTAATATAGTTAACTAATGGCAAGTGATAACCAAGGATTTAACTTTAATATTAAAGGAACTAGCGGTATCGGAGGATATCGAAAACAAATTCTTTTAGGTAGAGTTACTAAAATAGTATTAGGTCAATATACTAAAGATGGAAAGATAGATAAGGATTTTATACTAAATGGAGGATGGGGTAGCGTAGGATGTATAAAGTTTAACTTATTTCAAGAAAGTAATAATCCAGAAGGAGAAGGAGTTTCAAACGTATTTGCTAAACCTCTATACGGAAATTTAAAAAACTATCCGGTAATAGGAGAGATCGTAGCTATTCTACCAGGCCCTTCTCCTTCCTTAAACGAAAATGCATCTGCTCAAGATTATTTTTACCTTCCAGCATATAATCTTTGGAATAGTCAACATCATAACGCATTCCCTGATCTTAGAGTATACGAAAAGCAAATAAGCGTAGATAATACTTCTGATCAGGATATAAGTAGAGGAGCAGTAAATACTTCAGTATCGAAATCTCTTAATATGCCTTTAGGAGAGTATTTTAAAGAAAAAGCAGACGTAAATCCTCTACTACCTTTCGAAGGCGATGTTATATTGGAAGGAAGATTTGGACAATCAATAAGATTCGGGACTACAGTAACTGAAAAATCTGTAAATAATACTTGGAGTTCTACCGGCAAAACCGGAGACCCTATTACTATTATTTCAAATAAAAGAGCTTACAGTAATGACCCTCAGGGATGGCTTCCTACAGTAGAAGATATAAATAAAGACGGAGCTCAATTATGGTTATCGCATAATCAAGCAATATCTTTAAACGTTTCTAATTATCCTTTAGATACGTTTAAATTAGGATTTCAAGCTACTTACAATCCTGATACTGTAGTACCTTTAGTTGATTTTAAACCTGCAATTCAAAATTTAGCAGCAAGTTATTATGATAAACAAACTTTAGAAGCAACCTAAAATGTATACTGGTAGTTATATACCTAAGTTTCCATATACTGGAGAGCAAGCTACTTTAGTAGGAGGTAGGATCGTTTTTCACGCTAAAGACGATTCTGCATTTATATTTGCCAATAAAGCTGTAGTATTATCAACTTCAGGATCTACTCATATTAACTCTTCTGAAGGAGTTTTTATTAATGGTAACACTATCGAATTAGGACTTAATGCACAGCAACCAGTTATAAGAGGAAATGCATTAGTAGATGATTTAACTCTTCTGTGTTCCGCTTTAAACTCTTTTTCAATGGCTATGACTATGCTAAGTGAAAGTGAATTAGAGATAGCTATACCAGGTATAGTAAAGTCTGCAGCTAGGTTATCAGAAACGGTAAATGGTATTCGAAAGAGATTACCTAATACTTTATCTAAAGTAACTAAAACTTTGTAAGATGGCAGATGTTATAGTACCTACAGGTAAGGGATTGGAGAAGTTAATTACTGCTACTACGGTAGCACTGCAGAAAATAGAGAATGGTATTGTAAACGTAGCTTACGGGAATCCAGATAAGGATGGAGGAATTAAATTTCCAGGCAGAGCTACTAAGACTAACGGATTACTACCTATTTTCAGAGAAATAAATGCTATAGACTTTTGCAATATTATAAGTTACTCTCTAGGTCAGGTTCAGTTAGTAAGACAGGAAGTAAGAGAAGGGCAGGAAGAAGCAAACTCTATAGAAAAGAAAATACTAAAGGTAAGAGATGTTGCTAAAAAAGCTTTAGACTTTTTAGACGGAGATTACTTAAATAACACTAAATTTGATGATGCTAAGATCAAAGAGTTAACTGGTTATCTTGCTGAAGTTAATAATCTAATAGATACCGACATATTAACTCTATTCCCTAAACTTCTACAGACTAAAAATCAAATATTTGATGTAATAGGCATACTAACTCAAATCTCTGCAGCTCAGTCAACTTATGAAAATTTTAATCAAATACCTAATGCGGAGATTCAAAAATTACTAACCGAGATTAGAAAAGCAAGAGAAATTTTATCTTTCATAGCAAGCTTACCTTCTTTAGGTTCTATAGTCGATAGACTTATACCTGAACAGGTTAAGGAATTACAAAGAATACTAAATCCTGCGCAACTTTTACCCTATATTAGAAAGGGACTGAACTTAGCCAGAGCAGCAGATAATATCTGTCAAGAAGCTTTACAGTACGTAAATACTGCTAGAATTATTTCTAAGGTATTAGTAATTTTAGTAAAAGTATTAAAGATTATAATTAAATTTTACAGAGCATTACCTTTACCTAATACTACTACTACGCACGGTATTACTGATACTTTAATTGCAGCAAGACAAAAAGTAGATAAAAAACTAGACGATGCAGAAAAGAGGGCTAAACAATTAAATCAATTAATAAATGTAATATACGGAACTTTAATTACTATAGCCGGAGCAGTTAGAGAAGTAGTTAATCAGATTCAAATTCTAATATTGAATTTAGAAACTTGTGAAGATACCAAAAACTCGCCAATGGTAAATGAGTTAGTACTTGTAAACGGTAGTTTAAGAGCTTCTCTAGCAAGAATAGATAAAATCACTCAAAGCTATCTTGATGCGCAAGCAAATGCTAACCAAGCTACCTACAACGGGTATACTTTTAAAATAGACGAAGAGGAATTAACTGATAAAGGAGTAAAATATAAGAGAAGAAGAGCTGTAGCTTACGATGATAGAGATATTTTAGTAGAAGCAACTCAACTAACTTTTGCTACAGACGTAAGTATTCTATTTGAAGAATTAAAGCTATTACTAATTAATAAAGGAGTTACAAAAGATACAGGAACTGTAGTACCTACCGTAGCAGATATTACTTCAATCCTTTCTTTACCAGAAACTGACCAAGATATATATACTAGTATCGGTATGAATGAAATAGACGGAGTTTTACCTGATCAACAAATGAGTGAAGAGAATAAAGCAGTATTGCAAGCAGTGTCTGCTTTTGTTGACGGATTGCCTGGCGGAACTAAACTTAAGCAAAGAGCTAGACAGGGAATAGATGCTAATTCCGTTAAGCTTAAATCAGATATAAAAGAAAAGAAAATAGATCCTACTGTTGGTAATCAAGTTACCGGAGGTTTAACTTCGAGTACTGGAAATATAACAAGCACCATAAACTCAGCAGTTGAAACTACCTCTTCTACTACTTCTACTGCATCATCAGCAGTAACTACCACTAATCCAGATTTACTAACCCCTGAAGAGAAGCAAAGATATATTGATATAATTAAAACTAGACCACCTGGATCTGCAGAGTTTATAGAAGCTGTAGAAAAGTTAGAAAAAGATAGAAAAGCAAGAGGTGGATAGTAGAACTAAAAATATACAATTTAAATATTTATTACTATATGGCAACTAAGAATTTAGACGCGTTAAGAAAATTAATTAGAGAAGAGGTAGCTCTAGCAGTCAGAACAGAAATGAAACTGGCTATGCAAGAACTTAAACCTCTACTAGAAGGAAGTATAACTCCTTCTAAACCAGTGTACACTAAAAGTTCTTTAGTGGAATCTATTAAACCTTCAGTAAAACCACAGCCCGTAAAAGAACGGGTATCTACAGGAGATCCTATTGCAGATTTGTTAAACGAGACAAAATATGCAATGCAACCAGACGATTATAGAAGTATAGGTAACTTTGGTGCTCAAGATGCTCAAGGATTCGGAATGAGAGCAATGCAAAATTTAGGACCTCAAAGAGAAACAGTTATAACTGAGAACGTAAGCGAAATATTACAAGCAGCTAGACCTGCAAGTACTTTTGAAGCAGTTCAACTTCCGGACGCCGTTCCGGATTTTACGAATTTAATGCAATCACTAAAAGCTAAAGGACAAATATAAAATGGCATATAGATCAGTTTCAATAGATCCGTTAGACTTAAAAAAGAGTACTGCAGTAGGAGTTTCTATACCTTTCAGTAGTACCAGCGCTTTTAGTCCAGTTTATACGACTATTAAACAGGTAAGATATAACCTTATAAATTATCTACTAACAGATAAAAGAGAGAAACTATACTATCCTAATTTTGGAGCAGGATTAAGAAGTCAGTTATTTGAGCAAATGACAGATAATGCTTTAGATACGTTAAAAGAAAACCTTAGATCAGACATTAATCAGTACTTTTCTAGTGTAGTTATTACTCAAATTTCTATAACCCCTAGTTATGATCAAAACTATTTTACCTTAAGTCTCAGTTATAATATAAAAAATACTGGAATAGAGGATCAAATATCACTAAATCTAGAAAATGGCATCTAAACCTAGCAATACAAAAGATATTAAGTATATTAATAAAGACTTTGCAGATTTGAGGTCTGCATTAATAGAGTATGCAAAAGCGTATTATCCTACAGCTTATAATGACTTCTCTACTTCGTCTCCAGGTTCTATGTTTATTGACATGGCTGCCTATGTGGGAGATGTAATGTCTTTTTATCTTGATAATCAAATCCAAGAGACTTTTTTACAGTATGCTAAACAGAAAGATAATTTATTAACTTTAGCGTATATGTTAGGTTATAAACCTAAAGTTACTTCAGCATCTACTACAAAACTAGACGTTTATCAAACCATTCCTTCTTATAATCCTACTAACGGAAGCCCAGTTCCAGATTTTAGGTATGCATTAGTTATACAAGAAGGTATGCAAGTTAGTGCAAATCTAGGAAATGGTACAAAATACTATACTCCAAACAGTTTAGATTTTTCAGTATCATCTTCTTCTAATCCTACTGAAATAAGCGTATATCAAGTTGACCCTTCTGGTACTAGACCTATTAAATTTTTACTTAAAAAATCTATCGATATTATATCCGGAGAGTTAAAAATTACTACGGTTACAGCACCTACTTCAAGGCAGAAATTTTTTACTACAACTCTCACCGATACTGATATAATAGAGATTATAAGTATCTACGACAGTGAAGGTAATCAATATTATGAAGTACCTTATTTAGCTCAAGATAGAATACTTGTACAAAAAAGAAATAGTATAAATGTAGATCCTAATTATGGAGGATCTTCTATTGAAGTCCCTTATTTAGTAGAAGTAAAAGAGGTACCTAGAAGATTTGTAACGAGATTTAAATCCGACAATACTTTAGATATACAATTCGGAGCTGGTTTAACAGATGATAGTCCGGTATCTCAACAAACAGACGAACAGTATTTACCTAATGTAGATAGAGTAGGTTTAGGTTTAGTAAATGGAAGGAGTTTATTTTTTAATTCTTATAATCCATTTAATTTCGTAAATACAAGAACTTACGGTATTGCTCCGTATAATACTACATTAACTATAAAGTATTTAGTAGGAGGAGGAGCACAATCTAACGTAGGAAGTAATACTATCAATATAGTTAACGACGTTACTGCTAGCTTCTTTGGAGGAGTAACTCCTGATACAACTTTATCATCAGAAACTTTAGCTTCTATAGCAATAAATAATCCTTCAGCATCTTCTGGAGGAGGTGACGGAGATACAGTTGATATGTTAAGACTAAACTCTTTAGCTAACTTCCCTACACAAATGAGAGCAGTTACTCAAGAAGATTACCTTGCTATCATTAACAGTATGCCTAGTAGATTTGGGCAAATTGCTAAATCCTATATTACTAAAGACTCTTTTACGTACGGAAGACAGTTAGAAGCTAACAATCAATTAAACGATCCTTTAGCTTTATCTGCTTATATTCTTTCATACGACGTCAATAAAAATCTTACTACGCCACCGACTGCATTGTTACAGAACTTAAAAACTTATGTCTCTCAGTATAGAATGTTAACTGATAATATAAGTCTAAAATCCGGCTTTATTATTAATATAGGAATTGACTTTGACATAGTACTAAGACCTAATTACTCTAGTAGAGAAGTCTTAAATAGTTGTATAGATAGAATGAAAGAGTACTTTAATATTGATAATTGGGAAATTAATCAACCTATTATTTTATCTGATATCTATACTACTTTAGATAAAGTGGTTGGAGTTCAAACGGTGAAGAAAGTAGAGATTTATAATCTAAGCGATGCTGATGGTGATTACTCCCAATACGGTTATGATATAGTAGGAGCTACTTTAGGGGGAGTAATTTATCCGAGCTTAGACCCGTCGTGCTTCGAAATTAAATTTCCTAATACAGATATCTACGGAAGGGTAGTTTCCTTACAATAAGAAAAATATGGCAACCTATAAAATATTTCCGATTCAAGATACTACAATGTATTCTCTGTACCAAACTACAAATGCTGGTTCAGATGAGATACTTGAAGTTGGATCTATGAACAATAAAAGTGGAGTAGTGAGTCCTAGCTTAGTCTTAGAGGACTTAGGAGTAGATGATATCAGAAGATCTTTGATACTATTCGACACTAATGAAATACTTAGCGCTATTAGCTTATCTGCTACTGCAAGTAACGTATCAAGTTCTTTAAGATTATATTTAGCTGAAGCAGAGAATTTAACTCAAATATATAGTTTAGAGGTATGGCCTGTAGATAACTTCTGGTCTAATGGAACAGGTAAATTTAATGATTCTCCTACTAACACAGGAGGTACAAGTTGGAAGTATAGAAGTGCTCAAGTTAACGGAGTAACTTGGAATGCCACTGCTCAATACTTAACTCCAGGAGGAGGATCTTGGCATATCAACTACTCTGCTTCTCAAAACTTTACTTATACTTCCGATAAGGATATTAACGTAAATGTAACTAATATAGTTAATAAATGGGTTGATGGAACTTTAGGACAGAATTACGGATTTTTAGTAAAACTTCCTTTTACGGGTAACCTATCTAGTGGAGATATTTTTGAAGCAAACCCTCAAAGTTATATTAATTTGAAATTCTTTTCAATGAATACTCATACCATTTATCCTCCTTGTTTAGAGTTTAAATGGAATGATAGTACTATAAATACAGGATCTTTAAGTTCTTCTTCTTTTAATGATTTAGTAGTAAATCAAGATACTTACGTTGTTGTATCAACTAATAACTTAGGAGAGTATGAAAATAATTCTGTTTATAAATTTAGATTTAAAGCAAGAGATCAATTTCCTACTAGACAGTTCACTACTTCTTCAGTTTATTTAAACTGGAAATACTTACCTACTTCTTCATATTATGCTATTCAAGATTATAAGACTAAAGAGATGGCAGTAGATTTCGATAATAAATCTACTCAGTTAAGTGTAGATCCTTCAGGTAGTTTCTTTACTCTTTTTATGAATGGACTTCAACCAGAGAGATCTTACAGAATACTAATTAAATCTATATTAAGTACTGGAGAGGTAGTAATTAAAGATAACGATTTAATTTTTAAAGTTGTAAGGTAATGGAACAAACAGTAAATTTAGTAAAGGAGGTATACGGAGAAACTACTTACAAGAACGTAATTAACACTCAATTTACCCAACTTTATACTCCTACTGAACCTATACAGGAAGATGTTACGGTTGAAGAATTTTTTAGAAATTATGATAGTTTATTTTTTGAAATACCTATTAAAGGAGAGATAAATTCTCACGAATATTTGATTAAAAGAAGTTCTGCTTACGTAGGTAGTTCTGTACTTACTGATAATGAGAAAGCTTTAATCGATGAAATCAACAGCTTAAGACAGCAATTGTTAGAGGCAAATAAAAACCTAGTAGATATAGCTAACTTAACGTAATGGAAATAGTAAAAGTAGATAATTTAGGTACGCAACCGGAGTTTCAGGAGTATGATACTAGGGATGTAAATCTTATTGAACAAAAGATTATAAGCCCAAAGTTTACTTTATATTCTCAAGATTATGTAGAGTATTTTGTTTACGACGAGAATAAAACTTTACTCGTATCCAACTACTATGCCTATAACTACACTCCTATTGACTTAGATTCTACTAATAATAGTACTAATACGCTAAAGCTTAATCCTGAATCAGATATTAAAGCTTTTGGAATTGACAGAGGTAGTGTAGACATTACTTATAATTTTTACTCAAAATTATTATCTAGTAGTTATCAGGATCAGTTTTGGATATCGGAAATATCTACAGATAGAACGGAACTAAGAGCTCAAAGGAATGATATATCCAACAATGAACTGTATGTAGCTTTTGCTAACTATAAAACAACCGTTAACGGCTTAGCGTACTACCCAGACTTTCTACTAAATTTTGGAGATAATAAAACTCTTATTGGCGTTAATATGTTGTTTGCTACAGGAAGTCAGCAAGCAAGCGTATTGATCAAGTTGTATGAACCTTTACCTTCTAACGTACAACTAAAAGATACTTTTTGGTTAGTAAATAAATTAGCGGAACCTCAAACTTATAACATAACCGTAGAAGTACCAGTAATTACTCCTACAAGTTCTTTTAGTTTAAGAGGACCTAATTACGATATTGATATAAACAGGCAAATTGGTCAAACTACAGATCTTCTTAACTATAATAGTTTATTTGGACTAGCAACTGGAAGTTTAACTACTTCTTCTTCTTATAGTAGATTAAGAAGCTTATTACAGGAAAAGAGTATTGATATAAACGTAGATTACTCTAATTTTAAAAACTTTATTAATTACTCCTCAGCTACGGAGAGAATAAATAATTTTGTATATAAACTAGAGTTAATTGAATTAGAGCAGAAGAACTATATAACTTCTTCTTTAGTAACAACAGGTTCAGGTATTGTTTCTAGATCTTTAGTTAATAACTTGGATACTATTAACAACATAATAAACAAGTTCGATGAATATGAATATTACTTATACTATTCAAATGATGATACTGCCTGGCCTAAGTATGATGTAAATACGCCCGTAAAATTAAAAGTACCTTATTCTGTAACTTCTTCTCAAGCAATTAATTGGTTAGGAAGTTCTACACTACCTTCTTCTGGTTCTGGATATCTAAGTATACTTTATTCAGCTTCTATTTACGATATAGAAAACCCTAATCATCTACTAAACACTTTACCTCAGTATATTAAAGACGACTATGAAAATAGTCCTGCATTCTTGTTTACAAGTATGTTAGGTCAACATTTTGATAATCTTTACGTATATTATAAGGACGTAACTTCTAGATACCAAGCAGATAATAGTAATGATAGAGGTATATCGAAAGATTTAGTAGCTGATACTTTAAGAAGTTTCGGAATTAACTTGTATACTAATACTAATATTAGTAATGATTTTTACTATTCGCTGTTAGGGATAGGACCTAACGGAGATTTAAGACCTGAATATTTCCCAACAGGATCTGAAATAAGTCAGTCTATTGTAAGTTACCCGACATCATCACTAGGAGGAACTTCAATACAGGATATAAACACTGAAATTTATAAGAGACTTTATCATAATCTACCATACCTTCTAAAAACTAAAGGTACAGAAAGAGGACTAAGAGCATTAATAGCGTGTTACGGTATTCCCGAAACGCTGCTCAGGATAAACGAGTATGGAGGATCAAATGACTTTACTAAAGTAGGTTCACAAATAAGAAACAGCTCTTACAGTGCTCTATTCGGAACCGTATCTGGATCTACTACTATTACTTCAACTACAGCTTCTGTAATTACTCCTTGGAGCGCAGTAAGTTTTGATTATCTAACTTCAGGATCAATAAAAGTACCGGATACTATACAGTTTAGATTTAACTCTTACTGGGGGCATCCTACAACAGATTATAACGGAACTACTTGGGGAAGTAATTTCTATTCTCACTCAGTAGCTTTATTTCACTTAAACACTGGATCTTACATGCAGTTCGGTGTTCGGTTAGATTACATATCTACGACACAAGCTCAGTATAGTCCTTTAGCAAATATAGGAATAACCGGTAGTGCTGTTAGTGGAAGCGTGTATGAAAACTACGGATACCTTAGCTTGTACTTAAGCGGAGGATCAGGGTATAAATCTTCTTCTCAAATTTATCTACCTTTTTATGACCCTACTTTAAGTTGGAATTTATATGTTTATAGGGAAACTAGTTCTTTAGCAAGTTCTACCGGATCCGCAAATAGATATTGGGTATATGCAGAGACAGATCTTTATTCTGCAGAAGGTAATACCACACAAGGGTTTGTAGGATCAGCTAGTATAGATATAAGTGCAGCAGAACATACTTATAATAGATCTTGGAATTTATTAGATTCAGCTTCTCTATTAACACCGACGACATCGGTTAATCTAAACGGAGTGTTTAGAGGTTATTTAGGAGGTAATAATACTAACGGTACTTTAGGTTTAGAAGGTTATAGCGGACTATATCAAGAGTTTAGATATTGGAGAGGATCGCCAGATGAATATGCTAAGAATGTACAAACTTATTCTCCAGGAGCATATAGCGATTCAAGCGCTACAGCGTCTCTTTTTAACTGTATATTTAGAATACCTTTAGGAAGAGATGTATCTACAGCTTCTGCTTACTTTGCTACTCAATTTAGTGAATCAGTACTTACCACCTATCCTGACGGAAATTATGCCGTAATAGGAGACAATTTAGCAGGATATGATCTTACTTCTTTACACCCTGCTATTACTGGAACTTTTAATATTCCAGGTTATGGAAATGTAAACAGGGTACCATCTTTTTATACCTTTCCAGGATCTGGTACTTTAGGGTTTGTAAACGGTGCTGTTTATGGAAACTCTGCGTTTGCTACTAATTATCATACTTATAACCAGTACGAGATAATCAGTACACCTAGATCAGGTAGATATCAAAAAGTAAACAATAAAGTGTTTATCCCTGATACAATAGAAACTACCGGAAGTACTTTATCGCCTTATGTAAGCTCTCAAAAACTAGACCAGTCTCAAACAAGAAATTCTTTAGATTTAGAAATAGCATTCTCTCCTTCAGATCAGATAGATGATGATATTTCTTTTCAATTCGGTAATGTAGACCTAGATGAGTATGTAGGAAATCCTTCTGACCTGTATAGTAGTAGTTACTCAGATTTAAGGAATCTTAAAGATTTTTACTTCTCAAAGTATATAACCAGTTATAACGTATATGATTTAGTTAGAGCTATAAAATTTTATGATAACTCCTTATTTAAGATGATAAAAGATTTTGTACCTGCAAGGGCAAATCTTACTACTGGAGTTTTAGTAAAATCTCACTTGCTGGAAAGAAATAAAGTAAAATCTTATGCTCCTAACGTAAGTATTTCTCTATACAACCAAAGATCTAAAGTAATAGCTACTGGAAGTGTAGATACTGCGTTTATATCTGGATCAAACGGTATAGGAGTTAGTTTAAATACTACTTTTATAGATACTATAGAAGGACTTACTGGTTCTGTAAATTTAATTCGTAACGACGGAGCAGAATCTTTTACTGGTAGATATGGAGGAAGTACTATTAAGATATCTTCTTCGTTTACTCAGTTAGTCGATAATAAAATATCAGATACAACTACCGTTCAAGATTATGTATTAATTTATTTAAATTACTTACAACATAATATTTCTGGAAGTGTAACGTCAGTAAAGATAGCCGATTTAGATTATTCTACTAAACAGTATATACCGGTTAATTTTGGCTTAATAGATAGTTTATACTATACTATGAGTCTAAATCCTAACAACTCAGTTTTAAGTACTGGATTTTGGCCATACGCTACTTTAAACGATGCTAACTATAACTCGTTTGTATTTACTTCCTTAAGGTATGCTGGATCTAAGAATAGTAGTTCTCTTTACAATACCTACAGTATACTAGACAGCACGATACCTTCGGTGAACAGAGCATACGGAGACGTATCGGCTGTAGATTCTTACGTAAATAAAGTAGGACTATTTACTCAAATAGTTACGAGTTCTGTATTCTTTCAAAGAAATAATGCTTCTTTAATTTACCTAGTAGATGAAAGTGGATCTTTTACGGAATTAAATAGAGATAACAAAAACTGGGAAGAGCTTCAAAATACTTTTAAATTAGGAGAGTTAGCGACAGTAAAACTATTTGACAATCAAAAATACTCAAATCAAAAACTAACAGATGGTCCGAAGACTATCTTTAATAGTGGATATTCCTATTATCCTATTTTGTACTATAGTCAAAGTATAGATAATAAACTATACTTTCTAAAGACTGCTGAAACTCCTTCTAATAACAGTTTTTCTGCAAATAATTCTAGAAACCCTAACGGATTTATTTCAGGGTCTTCTTCTAATAAGTATCCTTTTAGAACTAGTGGAAGTTTACAAGTAGTTTACAGTTTATTCGATAATATAACGGAAAATCAAAACAATAATTTTACAGCAGGTACTTCAACTTCTTACCCTAAGTATACAGTATCTTCCGTAGGTGTTTACAGATTTACTTCTTCTTTAGATTTAAGTACAGAAGTACAATCTACAGGAATATCAGGATCCTATACATATAGCGTATTAAAAAACGGATCTTCAATTACGTCTCAGACTAAGTTTATACCAACATCTAGTCAATATTTGTCGGTTACTAACTTTAGAGCCTATATAGATAGTAACAGATCTTATGATAGTCTAGCTTATTATGCAACCCCTACGACTACTACTACTCCTATTGAGATAAGAGGTCAATCAGGAGATCTTATTGATACTATTCCAGTAGGTCAATATCTTTATATTGTTACGGGAAGTGGTAATATATGTAAAGGACCAGTATCAGGAGAGTATGTAATAGCTAACGATATTCAATACTTATACGGATATGGAGCAAGTTCCACAGCTCCGAACCCTACTTTAGGAGGAGTAACTATTACTGGATCTGTTTATGGTACCGTTAACCTAACACCTTGCGGAGCAGCTACTAGCCGTACTTTTAACTATATTAATAGTGCAATAGTATGGTCAAATTCTGACGGTGGAGGTAACTGGATTTCAACAGTAAACACTAATTTAACTTCTACGCAGAATTTTTCTATAGCTACTGACTACTTGACTCTCACTACTGGAGATGTTATTGAGTTTAAATTACAGTTAGATTCTCTTAATACTACTAACTTTACTTCATCTTTATCAACAGCAGGTACTTTAGGATTTACTCAAGGTACTCAGGTAGTTGGACTGTATCCTTTTGCTACTTCTTCAGCAGCTCCTTTTGTAAGTGGTACTGACGGAAATAATCAACTTATACTCAATAATGAATTATCTGGTTTCTACGGATATCAATTTTTACCAGAGTTTACTACTGGATCTATACAATCAAGTAGTTTATTTAATAGTTATGGAGCGGTAGACTATCCGTTCTCACTAGACGTAGGAGATACAGTTATAGTTAAAAAAGGTACTTTATATCAGGAATCAGAAGTTAGAGCAGTAGAGATAAGTGGATCTAATAGTGTAGTAAAAATCACTATAAACCCTGAACTTCCTTCTAGTTTTTTACCTATAAATCTCTTAACAGAAGTTATATTCTTATCAAAAAAGAAAGATGAATCTAATGTAATCTTTAATTTTGCTAAAAAACCAGGACAAACTTCTTACGGATTAGTTATACCTAATAACGTATCTCCTAGATTAATGAAAAATATAGATTCTATAACAAGAGAAATACAAAGTAAATTGATAGAAACCAATCAACCCCTTCAATAAAAACTATAAAAAATAACTATTTATAATAGAAAAATAAAGAAAATATGGGCTATTTGAATAATACTTCGGTCGTTGTTGACGCGATTTTAACAAAAAAGGGTAGAGAGCTGCTAGCTAGAAATGACGGTTCTTTTAAAATTACACAATTCTCTTTAGCAGATGATGAGGTAGATTATACCTTGTATAATCCTAATCACCCTTCAGGATCAGCGTTTTATGGAGAAGCTATTGAAAGAATGCCAGTATTAGAGGCATTTCCAGATGATACACAGATAATGAAGTATAAACTAATTACTCTTCCAAGAGGAACCGCAAAGATACCGGTTATTAACGTAGGATATACCTCTATTAGTTTAAAGCAAGGAGCTTCTTTAGCAATAAGCCCTCAAACGTTGAACTATCTAGGAACTACTTCTACTTTTGAGCAATCCGGATACGTAGTAACTATCGGAGACGTTAGAACTATGAGTTCGTTTACAGGTGTTGGAATTAACACTCCATCAGCAGCTGCTTTAAATACTACTACTACGGTTGGTACGGTAGTTAGTCAAACAGTAATTGGTACTACTATCAACTTAACTGCTACTACAGTTAATACTTTATTTGGAACAGGAACTACTTTAAATACTATCTTAACCGTTATAGGTAGAGACTCTGGAGCTAGAATTTCAGTACCGGTAACTATTACAAAAACTAATGTTTAATAAATTATAATATGTCTTTTATAACTCTTCAATCAACAGATTTTGTAGTATCGAACGACGCCGTTACAGCACCTGCGTGGTCTACAGGAAACCCAACTTTGCAAGGAAATACAATGTATTTGACTCCGGCCAAGTCTTCTGCACCTACTTTTTTTACTGATGTATATCACGCAAGTGGAGCAACTACTTCCTCTCTTCCTCAGTTTTCGATAGCATATGGGCATATTTCAGGTTCTGGAAGTCAGTGGTATAATCAGTTAGTAGCAGGAAATTCTCCAACGAGAACTATATATGGACAGTTTAGAAATATGGTTTACGGAGATGAAAATACAAGTTTTAACTTTGGGGGTCTAAATACAACAGCTAGAGATATTTTTGTTATTAACGTAAATAGAAACTCCTACAAAGAAAGTTTATTCCCTGGTACATTTAATCTTACCTTAATTAATGGAGCTACTACTTGCTCTTTAACTACAAATGCTAATCAAATTAGTACTGTTAACTATCTAGATTGTGGTAGAGTTTATGATATCGTTAGTGGAAGTAACGGTAATGCTACAGCAGTAAAACCTTCACTCAGTACTGCAACTGCAGGTTATACTAATTCTGGATCTTATGGATTATTCCTAGCAGATATAGGAGTTATTATTTTAAATCCAGCAGCATTATCTTTAAGCCCTAACTACGGAGGAATAAATCTTGTTTATAACGCTCAGTCAAACGTAAATAACTTTATTTGGTCTAACTTATTTAGTTTAATGTCTCCGACAAATGCATCGTTTACTTTGAATAGCTACGAGACAGTATCTTCAGATTACGTATTTGTAAGAGTACCAAACAATCAATTCAACTACACTACTAATCCAAGTATCATATCAGGATCAGGTGCTTTACTCTATTCAACTTTGATTAATAACCCTCAAACCTACCTTACTACAGTAGGTTTATACAACGATAATCAAGAGTTAGTAGCCGTAGCTAAATTGAGTAAACCTCTCGTTAAGGATTTTACCAAAGAAGCCCTCATTCAGGTAAAACTTAACTGGTGATGAAGTTGAATTGGTAAGTAAAAAATCTTATATTATATAATGAGTTCTGCAGGTAAATCTCTTAATAGATCGGACGTCTCTGTACTACCACATACGGCATACAAGCAAGGTAGTATAAATATAACCTATTACTCAGATCTAACATCTAGCGGATATAACTACATATACTCAGGAGTAGATAATACCGGGTCTGTAAATTTAGATACTCACTCTTTGAATTACAGATCTATATCTAAATTATTCTACAATCAACAAGTATACTCTCAATCTTATTTGAAGCCTACTGCTGAAATGACTTATCAGGATTTAGCAGATGTAGAATATAATGATGGAAATTACACTTCTAAACAATCCTTTACCAACTATCTTCAGTCTACAGCTGCATCGGGTACGTTAGATTCCGATACGCGATATTTTTACTCTTCTTCCCTATCTGCAAGCGTAAGACTTCCAGGGCAAGTTACAGTTTTCTCTATACCTCAAATAAAGTACGGTGAAAAGATAAAAGAAGGAAGTTTCGCAATAGAAGCTACTGATAAGTCTTTTTATATAGTAGATGATAGAAATGGAAACTTAGTAGATATAGTACCTTACTTAAAGAGTAAATCCGGGTCAATAGGATATACTGCAAGTCTTAGTAACTATACAGGAAGTTTACTCTACAGTACTAACTTTATCTACGAAGCTTTAAATTATTCTTTTAATAATAATAACACAGGGTCGGTTGGAAATATTTTTTATGCTCAAGGGTTAACAGTAGTAACTAACCCTTATTATTTAAATTCTATAATACCGCCAACACCAACTCCAACTCCAACACCGACTCCAACTCCAACACCGACTCCTACTAACACGCCTACTCCAACTCCATCTCCGACGCCGACGCCAACTCCAACTCCAACGCCTACACCCACACCAACTCCGTATCCTGATGTTTACGTTATTTGGAAGATGAACCAGTATAGCTCTTCTTTTACTGAAGTAGTATTAGATAATAATTTTAGAATTAGAGAAGACGGTAGTGGTTACACCTTTTTACCAGATGTTAACTCAGTTAAACCTGGACAATTATTATCAGGATCTTTTACTATAACCGCTTCTGCTGGTAACATATATCACAACACTAGATCGTTAATAGTAGAAACTTTCTATCAGACCAACGATTCAAGTGGAAGTATTCCTTATACCGGTAGTGTTTGGAATATTATAGGGTACCCTACTGTTACTTCTGGATCTGAAGTAGTAGAAACCACCAGTAGTAATGCAGGAGGCGGATTAGTATCAGCATCTTCTTTTGTAACTTATAGTAGAAATACAGGTTTAGATTTCTTTACAGTACCTCTATCAGCAAGTGCAGGTAGTACTCAATCTATCTTTATTAATAACTTTTTACTTAATCTTCCTACTCCTACTCCAACTCCAACACCAACACCTAATTGTGCAGTATTAGGAACTGCTGTGGAGATTGTATTACCGACACCTACACCAACTCCTACTCCTACAGGTACACCAACTCCTACTCCTACTCCTGTAATAATAGCTACTAATACTCCAACACCAACTCCTACTCCTGTAGTAGCTTCTACGAAATATAAATTTTTAGGCGTACACTATGCTGATGCAGCAAGCGCTTGCGCAGATCCTTTTATAACTAGCGTAACATCATATGCAGCAGCATCTAGTTCAACAGCCGTAATAAAATTCTTTAACAATCCTCAGTTATCAGGTAGTGGATTAGTTCCAACAGGAGCTCCTGGATTCTATAAATTTCAGTTAGATGGAGAGACGGATTATTATAGTTGTGAAATCGACTCTTCAGGTAACGTTACTAATATTGCTATATGTTTAGTACCTACTCCTACTCCTGGTCCTACTGCAACTCCAACACCTACACCAACTCCGTTCTCTTGTGCTACTTGTAATAGTTGGGAATATCAAGGAGGAAGTATACCAGCTGAAGGAGATATTATAAGTTATTATTCTTGTGAAGACGGTTCTAATCAATCGAAAGTAGTATCGTCAGGAGATGCAACTGGTAATTTCTGTAACTGCGATACGATAGGTAACCCTACTTCGTTAAATGGAACTACTTTAACTCAAATAGGACTATGTTCTGCTCCTACTAATACACCTACTCCTACACCAGCAGCACCTACAAATACTCCTACTCCTACTCCAATAACTTACTACACTTATATAGTAAACGATACTTCTTATGCTGATCCTGTTGCTGCTTGTGCTAGTTCTCATACAAGTGTAACATTATATGCTGCTGAAAGTACGGCATTGACAGTAACCACTTTCTATACCGATTCAGCTCTTACTTCTGAATTTGCTGGTACAGGAGATTACTATAGGTATCAAATACAAGGAGGAATTGGATCAGTACGTGCACAGATAGCAGCTAACGGTGCTGTACTAGATGCACAGAATTGTATATAAAATATTTATATTGAATGTCTAAAATAGTAGAAATAACATTAACTTCGGCAGGAGCAGGTAACGGAACTACTTTCGATATCTACTCTAATGGAGATAGCTATGCAGCTCCAGTTGCTACTGGTATAACCTTAGCTACTTTGCTAGCTGGCTATCAGGTAACAGTACCTAACGGAGCTACTCTAGTAAAAGTTTCTGGTTCAGCAGCTTGCGGATTACAACCATCTGCAGGAATAACTATTACAGCTGCAGGTACTACTCCGACTCCTACACCAA